AACAATCGTAATCCGGTCCGTCCCTGTGTGTCTGATCGTAGCCGTGGCTGTCATCGTTTGCAATATTGATTGCCCACTGGACTGCCTTTTCTATGACCTGGCTTCCTTCTATGCTTTTCTTTAAAAAATTGTACCACTTAGTTGCCGCAGCTCTTCGTTCTGCTTCCACTTCCACACCAGCTCGTTCAAAATTCTTTAAAAACGCACTAGCTAACCAATCTGGTGCTGCATTACTTGTCTTGAATCCCCAAAAGGTAATATTGTAATCGCTGGTCTCTATCCACTGCCCGGCCTCGACTGTTTCCATATCAATCCAATAGAGCTGCCCTTTCGGATCCGTAATAGAATAACCGTTGGCTGCTGCCCAATTTGTATAGTTTGTGGCCGGCGTCCACTGAACCAGCCCGAAACCTCCACTGTAGTTTCCTTCCTTTAGGCTCTGCCATAGTCCTGGATTGATGTTGGACTCCTTTTCCATGTTTCCAAGAATTCCTGCAATGGCATTCAATGTCCATCCCTTTTCAGTAAAATAGTTATATACTTCGATTGCATTTCCTCTCATCTGAGACTCTGTCAGATAAAAGTTTCCTATTGTCCATCCCATTTAAAAACTTCCTTCTTCTGTTTTCCCGCCGACAATATATCCATTTTTGACATTCACATAAGTTCCATTTGAGAAAACCAATCTTCCTGTCTTTGTTCCATTTATTTGCGGGATCTCTGTACACTCAATTCCTCCATCTTTCGATAGTTTCATCAATTCATGAACGGTAGCAGCATCTCCTTCTGCTGTTTTTTTACTAGAATATCCAAAAACAAGCATATCTTCCGTGTCGCAATAAACTCCAATTCTTTGCTTTTCGTTCAAATCATCCCCTATTGCTAATGAGCCTATACTGCCAACATAATCCCCTTCTTTCTGCCAACTATAAATATTAATTCTATTATTTTTAATATCCACAGACTTCTTTCCATTATCCGTTATCTGTTGAAAAATTCCTGACAATAACATCTTTCCATTATCGAGATCCCAATAAGATTTGCCCAATCTATCTTGTATTTTTCCTGTTACAATCAAATCTGCAATAATCCCTGCTGCAGTAACGGCTGTCCTCCAAATCCATTCCCCGTCTTTTCTTTCCTTTGCCAACCTCAGTCCCTGTGTTCCGGCTTCCATTGCGCCGTAAAGTTCCGAATTCTGATCCAGGTCCTCGATCAAATATGCAACGGAATCTGTTCTCTTGGCTGCTGTTGATTGCGCATGCAGAAATGCATTCAGCGTATTGATTGCGCCGTAAACCTGCTCAGCAATAACAGTTCCATCAGAACGAATTGCCTGATCGACACGATCAACTGCTGAATAAGCCTCATTGAAAAAATTATACTCAGTATCACCGATTGTGACCGTACTTACTCTTTCCAAAATACAATCATAAGTAAGCTTTGTAGCTCTTGCATCAATCATAATTCCAAGGTCATAGTTAATGCAGTGAACAGTATCCCCTAATGATACTTTCTCGAGATTTTTAAAGTCTTTGTATTCATCTGTCTGTGATAGGTCTACCATGCTACAAGTTATAGATATTGCTGGTTTATCAATTCCGTTTAAATACTGTTCTTCACATTTTTTCTTCAATTCCTCTCGCAGCTCTTGGAGTGTACTACATACAATTACATCATCCTCAGCATCCCCTTCCGCATCTTCTTGTAACCGGACATCATCAAATTTCATTTCCTTCGTATAGATTTTCGCATATTTATCAACCAATGGTGAATCAACCCACGGATGATCTGTATCCAATGTATATCCATTATAAGCAACCGGGACTATACGTGTTACCACGTTTGTATAGTCAATCTGCTGCTCAATCTCTTCCATATTTTTCCCATATCGAATTTCCACTCCACGATCTTGACCAATCCGATGATTGACTATAACTTTATAGTTATCATACAGAATCTCGCCACCCCACCGTTGAAGAAAGGTTGGACTAGAACTTCCATTAATAGCATCCATCAAATTCCTGCGAACAAAATAAGCGGTAGAAACAGATGTAATGTCTGACTCCCCACTATATTTTGACTCTTTCATCAGAATATCCAATGCTTCCTGCCCGCTCTTTTCTTCAGGTCTTTTATCGACAATAAAGCAATCATCTGCACTGTCAAAAAAAATCGGGTATGCTGTAACTTCTATTGTATCTAACGTTCTTTCTATCTCACAGATACGAAACAACTGTTTTTCTCCAATAAATGTAGACGCTGAGATGATACCTTCCTCTTCAATTCCCTTCCAACGTCCTTCATCATCTTTAGGGTGCTTCAAATTCAAAGTCCATGAGCCATTTAGTTCACACGTCAATTCACAGGATTCTGGATGGAGTACTGTTTCCGCATTTCTTTCAAAATTCTCATTGCCTTTCTTATATGCCTGTATCATAGGATCCTCCAATTAGGGACAACCTTTATTTCAAAACTATCAGTAATTGAAATTGAATTTTCCCCACTCTTCAAATGTATTTTTTCATAGTCTCCTGACACCGCTGTGTTGTTTATATTCTCACCAGAATAGGCAAGCGTAAGTTCTGTATCTATTGTCAGTTCCTTTGTTACATTAGCCCGCATCTTGCACCCATTAACTTCAAGAATACATGTCCCGTTTCCGCTTACCTTATATACTGGACAGCATTCACTATATGGGTTGAAAGCTATTTCTTGTAACTGATATTCATTAGATCCTTCTGCTATATATTCTCCTGGATCACACACGAAAGTCACATCAAAAGTTCCAAACCTCCCGTATGACTTACTCATTTTTTCAACAGTTACCTTCTTTACTTTATAAAACACACCCGGATTATCTGAAAATGATATTTTTTTCGTTGACTCCAGCCAAATCTTCGTTTCCAAATATGCCAGTTCAATCATCTCAAACTCGTTTTCTATATGTAAATGACAAAGAATGGTTGTATCACTATAAGTTCCTGTATGAACCGTTACCGTACCTTTTCTTCCAGGAATTGTCTTTAGTGTCACCTCTTCGCACCCTCTGTCAATTTCCGGATAGGATAAGAATCTCAAATCTCTATCTAATGATGTCCCATTACCATTATCAAAATAATATCTGCTCACTTATCCTTTCACCTTCCTTTTTGATTTTGAATCTTTAGATACCCGTTTAATAACTTCTTTTGTTGTTTTCTTTACCAGTGGAGTTCCATCCACTTCAAATGTGTTATTAATCACAATTGGCACATCTTTCGGTGAATCGCCGCCTGAATCATCTGAATTGGTGTGTCCTAACGAAGTCTCTTCTAGGATTTTCTCCGATTTTCCAGCATCCACAGCAGCCCCAACCTGATACACCGCACGGTCAATACTTTGCCCCATGTCATTAATTGGAAGGTTTTGATCAAATCCTTCTCCCATACCTAATGCCATGTATTTACCGACCTGATCTCTAAATACTGTTGATGGGGAGTGAATACCAAGGAACTTCTTCGCTGCATTCAGTGCACTCTTTGCTGCAGATTTCGCAGCATTTGCAATTGCCCCGGCTGCTCCTGTAATACCCTTTGCAATTCCGCTTACAATATTTTTTCCTACGCTGCTCCAATCAGCTTTAAACGGATTCTTGATCTGAACGATCAAGTTTTTTATTGCCCCAGTTACACTTCCAAATGCCGATTTAATTCCACTGCCAAGACCTTTAATCAGATCCTTACCAACTGAAAATAATTGTAAATGCGTGATCACATTAAAAATAGCACTTACAATTTCTCCGGCATTTTCTATAATCACAGGAATACTGGTAATAATTCCTTCAGCCAGTGCTAGTATTATTTTCAAACCTGTTAAAAGAATCTGTGGCAATAAGGTATCAATATTATCGCAGAATTCATTGATCAGTTTAGGAACTTGTTCAATCAGCATCGGAAGAGAATTTGCAATTCCTTGTGCAAGAGAAACCAGCATATTCAATCCAGCTTCAGCTATCGATGGAAGGTTTGAAACAATCCCATGTGCGAACGCTAGCAATGCCTGTAAAGCAAGTGGAACCAGTTCCGGTAACTTTGAACTGATTCCATTCATCATGCTTATTAAAAATTGAGAGCCAGATTCCATTGCGGTCGATGCATTATCAACAATTCCTTGCAAGAGTCTAGTCAAGATTTCATAAGCAAGCGTTCCTAACATCGGCAACAATTCTGAAATTCCTTGCGCCAATGTCTTCACAATTTGAACTCCTGTGTTAGATATCTGCGACATATTATCTGAAAGGCTCTGGACAAGTGACTGGATAATTTGTATCGATATATCTAATACCTTAGGTGTTGCACCAGCTATACCAGTAAGTAGATTTGCAATAATCTGCCCGCCTGCTTCGATAAGCCCTTCTGTTCCTCCTGACTGAAATGCCTCTGTCAACTGGCTTATTGAGTCCGCTCCTACTTTGACGATGTCCTTTAGCGGAGTCTGAATAGACTCATATATTTCAATGCCAAGTCCTTCAGCTGCACTTCGAAGCAATGCAAGAGCTCCCTGCAAATTATCATTCATGGTCGCTGCCATATCTGCAGATGCACCATCGCAATTTGCTATGGAATTTGACAACTTATTAAAATCATCATCGGATGCATTGACGATGGCAAGTAGTCCAGACATTGCTTCCTGTCCACCGATCGAAGCTGCCATCTGTGCTTTTTGCTGTTCAGTAAGACCTGCAAATGCACCTCGCATATCCACCATAATCTCATTCAGAGATTTCATAGATCCATCGTTATTGGTAATCGACAGTCCCAGTGCAGACATTGCAGACGCTACATCATCCGTAGGCTTAGCCATTCGTGTGAAGATGGAGCGAAGAGCTGTACCTGCCTGTGTTGCCTTGATTCCGGAGTTTGCCATCAAACCGATTGCTGTAGCACAGTCTTCGGCTGAAAATCCAAGAGAGCCGGCTACAGGAGCAACGTACTTAAATGTCTCACCCATCATAGAGACATTTGTGTTTGCATTAGATGATGCTTTCGCCAATATATCAGCGAAATGAGTGGAATCTTTTGCCGAGAGTCCAAATGCAGTCAAAGCATCCGTAACAATATCTGACGTAGTCGCAAGGTCTTCACCTGACGCAGCTGCCAGGTTCATAATGCCTTCGATGCCGTCCAACATATCTCCGGTCTTCCAGCCAGCCATAGCCATGTACTGGAATGCCTCGGCTGATTCTGTGGCTGAGAACTTTGTCTTGGCTCCCATCTCCTTGGCTTTTTCTGTTAATGCTTCAAGCTCTGATCCTGTAGCTCCTGAAATTGCAGACACCTTACTCATGCCTGCTTCGAAATCAGATCCCACCTTAATTGCTGCAGCGCTTGCAGTTCCAATTGCTGCTGCCACTCCGGCAACTGCTCCACCTAAAAGTGTAAGTCCACCTTTTGCAATACTGCCAAGTTTTTTTATGCCTACATTAAATCCACTTTCATCGATTTTTGTATCAAAAATTAAATGTCCATCTACAGCCATACTATCACCCTTTCCGATAGCACGGCTCAATGGCTCACAAATGCTTTATATCTTTATTTCAAACTCTCTTTTGCAAAATTTACATTTCATAAAAACCCCACTGCATACAGCAGTATTATCATAAATAAGTGCTGCTTTTTGACAATAAGGGCACTTATACCATTTTCTTTCTAATGGTGGTTTTGCCACCTTACATAAATGCATTTCCGATGTCTTCATCATCAACATATTCCTCCTCTGGAATCGTGATTTTTCTACGAATCCTTAATATTTCCATTCGCTCTTTTTTATCCATCTTACTTACATTGCATGTTCTCCAATAGATCCTCTTCTTAATTTGACTTTCTTCGCTGAGACCATCTAGAAGCATTCTAAATTTCCACCAATGTAAGTATTCTACAGACAATAAATCCATCTGGTATTCACGTTGAAACGCAGAAATAATATAAGGAGCATCTTGTTCATAATAAATTGCTTTCTTGACACCTTCATCTTCAAAAACTTCTATTGATTCTTTCTCCTGTTGCCATACTGGAAACTCTAAAGCACTTAATGATAAAAAATCAGTTATTGCTTTCATTACCAAGTCCATATCCTCAAGTGAATAGATTGGAGGTATATCTTCTAAAAACATATCTTCTAGAAATTCTAACTTATAGTTCTGTGGGATGTCCGACTTTAACATATCAGAAAATCGTAACCATTCACGGAAGTCTGTAATAATTGGATATTCTTTTCCATCAATCACAAGAACTTCTGGAAGGCCCTCATAAAATACATTCATTATTTTGAGCTTCTTCGCTGTGCACGATTCGGACGGTACTTATTAATAATCTTATCTCTCTCCGCAGTATTTGACTTGACCTGAGCAGAACAGATTCCTAAAAATTCGTCATAGACTCTATCTGTTGTAAGAGCATTATATTTTCCAGCAAAAAGCTGTTTTGAAATACCTTTACCAAGAATATTGTCAAACAAGTGATTAAACATCTCACAGTATCCTTTTGTAATTTCAGAATTCTTCCCTACTTTCTGCAATGCTTTTTCTTCTTCGGCCATTTTTTCAAAAGCTAATTCATATTTGACCTGAAAATCATAATCAGCCATATCGATTTCGACTTCAACTTCTACATCATTGATACCGTGTAATACATACTGGCTCATAGGCTCACCTCTTTCTTCTTATTATGCAGGCATTTCGCCTACAGTAAATATAATTGTTCCCCAATCATCTTCTGTTGTCGCATATCCAATTTCAATTTCAGATACTGCTTTAAAGTTACCGGAATACACAAGTGCATCTGTTCCGTCACCATCTGAATCTGCTACAACTGAATATGTTCTTTTTCTTGCAGGTGCCTGCCCTTTTGTGTTCTTTGCAAAAACATCTACAGTTACGATATCGACATATGTATCTGTTCCAAGCAGTTCTTCATCTGCAATCTTTGAAAGTTTCTCATGTACTGGTGTTTCTGTATGTCTATCATAGGAATACTCGATTGCCGGAGCATATCCAACAACATCTGATGATTCCACATCCATATCCACATACTGTCTGTTATACTCTTTTGGATTCTTGCTTCCTTTGATAGATGTGAATTTTGTCATTCTCGCATAAGACGGTACTTCTGCACTTCCCACATCCATAAATGACAACCTCTCTGATCTCTTAATTAATTTCTTCATTATCAGTTCTCCTCATACTCTAATTTACATTGAATCTCATACTGTCCAAGATCGGTATCAACATCATACAGGTATCCTTTTTGCATCACACTGATTCCTATTGGAACTTTTCCACTTCCTATCTCTGGAAGTTCACCTCTACGGTCATTCTCTTCCATCCACTCTTCAAACTTCTGATAAAATCCGCTGTTTTCAATACAGGTCCTTGCATCTGAGTCATAAGATTCTTTACTGGTGAAAGCAAACTGAAACTGTTTTACAGTTCCACCATCCACATATTTCTTGACTATAGGATCGCATGGAAGTGGATTGATTGAATATGACATCTCAACTCCCAAATGATCTACATTGACTTTCCATTTACGTAGAAAATCACATGTCAAAATATAATCACGGATATAATCTATAAGTGTTTTAGCCTGCAATAAATTTTGCCGCTCCTTTCCTAATCTTATCTCCATGTCCTTTTTTCATTGTTTCAAACCATAAGCGCTTCGTCTTGTGCTCGTAATATTGCCGGCGGGCATATGGTGCCAGGTATTCAATAGAACCTGAACCGATCACTGTACCAAGTGTCGCCGACTTAATCATCATGCCGGTCCTTCTTGGCGTGAGTTTATTCATATACCTCAAACACTCAGAGTCAACAAATTCCTGTGCATTATTAAATCCATCTTCCTTTTTTCGCTTAAATCCTGGCTCCCAATCAAGTCTTGCAATTACTTTTCCATCTTTTGTCCTATAAGTTGATATCTGTCCTCTAGGAGTCTGAAGTTTTATATTACGTTTCGGCTTCGGCATCTACACTCCCCCAATCTTCCAATGTGGCAGTCCACCGAATCGGTTATCTGACCATGACAATACCTTGCAGTGTCTCAACCGCACATCCTTTAGGTCTGCCGGTCTTTCGATCTCTAGGTCATATTCCCCGATCACAATCTGATCTTCAATCTGGATGGTCCAGTGTTCTCCCAAATCTTTCAGCTTCGCATATTCCTCCGGTGGGAGATACTGATCCGCATTCTCCACTTCTGCTGGAATACGGATCTTATATATTTCTGCACTATTCAGCCCTGAGTCGCTAACAGATGCTTTGTGATCAACATATACATGCACATTTCTGATTACTGTCCGATGCCAGGTGTCAAAGCGTGTAAGTGGATCGTATTCCCGGTTATAGATTGTTATTGTTGCATTCGTTATCATCATCATCCACCGCCAAACTCATGAGTCCTGTGTTGATCAGATATATCTCTGCAATTTCATACAACATTGCATCTAACGACTTGCCTATATCATACGATACAGAATATCCATCATTATTCTCTGATGTCTTCCCGTCGCGTTCCTCATATTTGTATGCACAATCACACATCTCGCAAAGTGCCGCCTTTGCCTTTTCTGGCCAGTCTCCCTCATTCATTCGATCAAATGTGTATCTGTTCAGTCTGGCACTCATTTTAATTTCCGTGGAATTCCAGCAGTTCTCTGGAATCAAAGAACCGCCAAAAGAATTCATGTAATACTCATATGTCACATTCATGACATCACCTCTTATTCAGCTACTGTATGGACATAGATACCATCTTTCTTGTTGTCTTTGCACTCTGCGATTCCAACTGTTCTGTATCCGAACTTCCAAGCATCTGCATTCTGGTTCTGATCTGGTGAAATAATCTTGGAAACCGTATGCTTCTAATACTGAATTGCTGACTGCTTATCAACAATCAGGAAATTCATTGCAACTCCGCCTGTATCTTTCGCAAATCCGCCTGCGCCAGAAGCATTCAACTTTACCTTACTATAGAATCTTCCTGAAGGAACTTTCACAATTCCTGCAAATCCTTCGATTGCTTTCTTTGATGCAGTCGTATCAAGATCTTCGATCATTCCATATACCGTCGGATTAATGAACAGATAGCATGTTGCAAGATTTGCCTCTGCATTTTCAATTTTTCCTCTTGCGGCTCTGAGTGCTGCAAGAGCTTCCTTTCCATTGGCGAGGACTCCCTTTACAGTTGTGACACCTGCAATCTGTGCATAAGCTGCTAACCTATATGCATCCAACTCCGGTACAACCTGAGTTCTAAGAAATTCTCCTGAAAGACGTCCAAATGCAATACCAGCTGATTCAATGTTGTCCATTGCATCCACATTAAACATACGACCTCTGTCGTAAGCACATTTCTTTGTTTCGTAGTCCAGAGTCACATCTCCTGCCACATAACCTGTGTTTTTGTTGTAATCCGCAAGTCCCTGCATAGACATTTTCGGAATCAGAATCTCATTTGCATTTGCTCCTTCTCTAACCAATTCGTTCGGTCCATCCAGTACAGCTGTCAGCGATGATAATTTATACACCTCATCCAAAAGTGTTGAATACTGTTTTCTTAATTCAATTGCATTCGCCATGCTTTTCTACCTCTTTTCTTATTTCTTTTCCGGCAGTCCCATAGCAGCTCGAATAGCTGACACATCGTCTCCACCGATATCAGCTCCGCCATTTCCGCCAGTACCACCTACTACATTGTTGATTGGTTCATTTTTCCCGAACAGATACCCGTCAGACTTCTTCACATCTTCTAAGGCCTTATTGATATCATCGGACTGATTCTTGGATTCTTTCAGAGCATCAATATCCAGCATCGCAATAACAGCCTTTTCATTCCTTCCACCTGCAGTCTTGACTGCCTCTTTAATAGAATCCATGAACATGCGGTCTGCTTCCTTAGCTGCATATTCATCATCTTTCGCTTTCAGATCTCCCTGAAGCTTTGCAATCTGTCCCTGCAAATCTTTTACATCCACACCTTCAAACTCTTTCAGCTTAGCGTTCACATCATCCAGAGAACTCTTATAGTTATCTCTCTGGGAAACTGCATTGTCATACTCGCTCTTAGTGCGATAATTTTCTTTCCAAGCCTTGTCAAATGCTACCTTCTTATCTGCTGGAAGCTCAAATCCATACTCTTTCAAAATCTCATGAATATTTTTCATCGTTACATTCCTCCTGAAATATTTTATTGACCGCTCTTTCAGCGGTATGGGATATAGCCGGCTAGACCTCCGGCCGGGTAGTTGTCCAGTTTAATGCCTTATGGCAGGGCATAAAAATAAGACGCGTAACCCTGCGTCTCAACGGGAGATAACTGGATCACCTCCTAAAAATGAGTACAAAAATACCACCGGCCGTATCGACTGGTGGCAACTACACAACTGCTTTTAATGCTTTGTTGTATTCAATTTCCAATTTACGTTTGAATTCTTCAATTTCTTTTGGTTTCATCCCCGGTTCTGCTGATGCGCAAATGTCCGGGGTTTCTTCTGCCAATATTTCAGTTGCTCTCGGCTGTTCCGCATGCATTGCATCATACTCATCAACTAACGCATCTTCAAGGATAATAGAAAACTCATATATATCTTCTGGAGTATTTTCAAGAAAATCCTTTATATAATTCATATATTTTCTAAAAACCTGCATCTGTCCATCCTTCCTTCTTGTTTTTTCTCCGAATAATACTAACTATATCACCAG